GCTTAGGCGGTGGCCTTCTCTTTCTTGACCAGTGCAGTAACGCGCTTGGCGGTCTCGTCGAGATCGAGCAGACCCTTCGCAGGATGGCGCTCGACTGACTCGTTCAGCGCTTGATTGTGAAGTGAGGTCGTGACGAGGTGGTTCACGAGTTTAATCAACTCGGAAGCGGAATCGAAATCCTTCACAGTGATGTCCACGAGATCGCGCAGACCTTCGAGCGCCTGAGCGATTAGGCCGTCAGCGTTCAGCGACTCGGTGACTTCGCCAGACTTACGACCTGCGCCAGTGTTGTTGCGCTTAGGCTTATCCTCAAGCGCCTTATTCGCCTTCGCCTCGAAGTCGTCCCAGTCGGTGACCAGACCAGCGAGCGCCAAAGCGCCGTCAGCCTTCAGAGCGCGCTGAGCAGTCTCGGCCACTTTGCAGATATCAACGACAGAAACCTTATCGGCTCCCTTGATATCGAAAGCGCGGACGATCACTGGAAGGAACTTTGCGCTGTTCTTGGTAATACCGCGAACTTCTCCAGACTTCTTAGCCTCGACAATCGTTGCCTCGAAATCGCGGACAGAAGTACCGAGAGCCAATCGGTACCAATCGCGGACGCCTTGATCTCCAGACGAAACTAGAGAGACATACGCCTTAACTAACTTTGCAACTGCCTTACCTTCTGGAGCCTTTACATCTGACATTTTATTTTCTCTTTTCTATCATCCGAGACCCTTGCTCGGCTTGATGGGAAAATTATGACAGATCGCGGAACTTAAGTCAAATCACCACGACCCCCAAAGTGTTTGGAAATCCAAACAGAATCCACGCTCAAAACACGCTCAGCCAGCCAGCCCAAGCCCCGAGCAGATAGTCTCCCGACACAAACTCACGCTCAAATCCAGCCGAATTTTCGGCGCGCTCGCTCGCTACGCTCGCTCGCGGTAGACCCTCGGCGGTACTTAAATCGCGGAGCGTTACTAAAACCCTCAAGCCCACAGGCAGGGCATAGCCCTCAGACTACAGACGAAAAACTTATTTGTCTAAAGGCTCAAAAAGAAAAAGCATCGAGTCGCCAGGGGCGACCCCAGTGCTTATTACTCCCGCTGGTCGTATATTACACTATCGCATTAAATTATTTTTCCAGTATTTACGGGGGAAATGTCCGTATTATACATATAAGTTAGTGAAGTACATCACATTTGCTAAATTATACCGTTCGGATTTCCGTTTTGAACGGGTTAGTATATATAGACGAACGACTCCTACAGAGTGAGTCTATCTTGATGTGAGTGGGTGGCTGAGACAGCCGAAACGATAGTGTAGGCTGGCTTGATGCCAGCCACGAACCCGAGGGGTTAGCGAGGCTCGCACAGGCGAGCCGAGCGATAAAGGGGATTTTATACAGAGGGTTTAATGGAGGGGTTATAATGGCTGCTAAAGGCGGTAAAGAGCACCACAATGTAGTCGCTCTCAGAGAGGCAAAGGCAAAAGTTTTAGATTTTGTCCGCCAAGGTTTAGATATTACAGATGCGCTAGCAAGGGCTGAACGTAAGCCAGATGTCATGAAGGACTGGCGCAAAGACCCAGCCTTTATGAGAGAACTTGAGAAGGCCCGATCAGAGGGCGAAAAGACTTTAAGTATAGTTTCAGGGGATGCCAAGTTCAAAATTGGCTTTGAGGAGTTTAGCCGTGAGTTTCTTGACTCGCCGATCTTCGCACATCACAGGTCGTGGATTGACGTGCTTGAAGGAAGAGAACCTTCCTACATTCACTCGTCGATGGTCTATGACCCTGCCTCTAAAAAGCGTCTGCTTATCAACGTCCCCCCAGAGCATGCCAAGTCTACGGTCATCACAGTCAACTATTGTGTCTACCGAATTGCCATGGATCCTAATATCAAGATCACCATTGTTTCCAAGACTCAGGAACGCGCTAAGGAATATCTTTACTCGATCAAGCAACGGCTAAGCCACGAACGCTGGTCGAAGTTACAGGCAGTCTATGGGTCTGCAGGGGGTTGGAAAGAGGATGCGGATACTTGGAAGGCTGATCGCATTTACCTGTCTCGTGATTCTACCGAAAAGGATCCGACGGTGCAAGCGCTCGGAATTGGTGGCCAGATTACTGGAGCCCGTTCCAACCTCATCATCCTGGACGACGTTGTTACGACTTCAAACGCGCATGAGTGGGAAAAGCAACTCCTCTGGCTCCAGCGAGATGTAGTCACCCGTCTGGGTGATAATGGTAAGTTGCTTATCGTAGGCACACGTATTGCCGCTAACGACCTCTATCGAGAGATTAGAAACCCTGAGCACTGGACTGGTGGCAAGTCACCGTTCACATACCTTTCAATGCCAGCAGTACTTGAGTTCGCAGATAAGCCAGAGAACTGGGTTACCCTGTGGCCTAAAGCACATATCCCTTGGGAGGGCTCAGATGAAGACATTCTTCCAGATGAAGATGGGCTCTACCCTAAGTGGGACGGCGGCGCATTGTTCCGCAGGCGTAGCGAAGTCAGCCCTAGCGCCTGGGCGCTGGTATATCAGCAGCAAGACGTACAAGAAGACTCAATCTTTGCCCCTGTCTGTGTACAAGGTTCGATCAACAGGATGCGAAAGCGTGGCCCTCTAAAGGCTGGAAGCGCTGGACATCCTTCTGAAAAGGGCTCTTGGTACACCATCATGGGTCTAGACCCTGCTATGACTGGTAATACAGCAGCAGTAATCATGACGGTAGATCGCTACAGTCGCAAAAGGTACATCCTTGACGTAGAGAATATGTTCGATCCTACCCCTCAGAAGATCCAGAAGTTAATTCAGGACTGGGTTGAGAAGTACAGACCGCAGGAATTAAGAATTGAAACTAACGCTCATCAGAAAGCATACGCTTTAGATGATGATCTACGCCAGTATCTAGCCTCTACAGGAGTTCGCTTCTCGAGTCAGTTCACTGGCAAGAACAAATGGGATACACAGTTTGGTGTAGCCGCTATGTCAGGTCTCTTTGGGACCATGCGTGGTACTTCTTTTAATAACGACAACCTCATGGAACTTCCAGCAGTGGAAGGTTCGGAGGGCATCAAGGCTCTGATCCAGCAATTAATAACCTGGGAGCCTAATACTAAAGGCAAGACCGACTGTGTGATGGCGTTGTGGTTCTGTGAACTACGTGCCAAAGAAGTTATCTCAATCGGTAGAACTAATCAGAGCCATATACCCAACAAGTGGGCAACTCGTAAACAACAACAAGAACGCTATGTACTCAATGTCAATGACTATGAGTTTGGTGAGGAACAGGAATAACGATGGCATTAGATATTGATAGAATTGCTAAGCGCGTTGAGAACCTCAAGCGCTTGCATTCTGATCGTGACTCTCGCATGGCCCAGATTCAGGCTGTCCGTAAAGGTCAGATTGCTAGCATTTTTCCAGACTTGTTTCCTGAGGGACTTCCATACTCAATGGTTGCTAACTTTATCGACGTTGCAGCCCGTGATCTTGCAGAAGTTCTAGCCCCACTTCCATCATTTAACTGTGGCGCAGTCAAGGTTACAGATGAAAAGGCTCGTAAGTTTGCTGATAAGCGAAGCATGATTGCTAACAATTATGTTGCTCATTCACGCCTACAGTCACAGATGTACTGGGGAGCAGACTGGTACTTCTCATACGGATTCTTGCCAATCCACATAGAGCCAGACTTTGAAGGTGATATTCCTTTTATCCGTGTTGAAGATCCAATGGGATCTTATCCAGAGTTTGATCGTTTTGGACGCTGCGTAGCATACGCTAAGCGTTACAAGAAGACATCTAATGAACTTGCACATGAGTTCCCAGAGTTTGCCAACAATATCCTTGGTCGCTTTGGTGAGAACACAGGCAATGACATTGAACTTATTAAGTACATGGATAAAGACCAGACAGTTCTCTATCTACCAAACAATAATAATTTAATTCTTAGCACCGTAAAGAATCCTCTTGGCAAGATGACTGTGCGTATTGCACGTCGTCCTGGCATTGATGATGAACCACG